CGCCTGGAGATAGTAGCGGTACATGACGTTGTCCATGATGATCAGGTCGGGGTAATCCCGGCCGCGCACCAATTGGACCCACAGGGCGTTCATTTGGCTGATGACGTTCGACGAACTGAGCGTCACTAAGCCGTTCGTCGAAGCGGACCACGCCTGATTGCGCCAGAACGTCCACTGGCTGCGGTCAATGCCGCCAACCACGCCGGTAGTGGGCGAGCTGGCAACAAGCAACTGGAGACCGCCGACAGAGTTCGTGACCGTGCCGTCGCCGTACACACCCTGGCTGAGGCCGTTCATGAAGGTGTCTTCCGCGTTCATGATCCGGCTTTCCAGCAGGTCAATGATCGCTTCCTCACCTGAGTTCTGGAGCTCCTCCAAGCCGCTGATGCTGACCGCAACCGCCGCCTGACGGATCGGGTATTCCGCCGCCGAGAACACTTGGCTGGGTGCGATGTTCAGCGTCTGGTAGCCGGAGTACCATTGGTAGGTCTGGTTATCGGCATAGTTCAGTTCCTGAACAATGGTACGACCACCAGAGAACGTCTTGAGATTGCCCCGACGGGTCAACCGCAACAGCGCCGCGTTGTTACGCGACATGTTGTCGGCCAACTCACCCGTGCGGTTTCGCAGGGTGGTCGTGACAATTTCGGACAGGTTGGGAAATGCGCTAGCCATTGTGGCCACCTCTTTCAGTTTCCCATACGCGCTTCGTTATGTGCAAGCTGCCCGACGGCGTGGTTCTGGCAGCACCCTGTCCTGGCTGCCCTAATAACGCCCGTTTAGCCCTTCAACGCTTACACGGCTTGATCACGCTTGCGGTGTGCTGCCCTGTGAGGCCCCCGTGACCGCTTTGGGGTTGTTCGTGGCGTGCGATGTCGTCTCAATCTTTCCCAAGAGAGCCAACTCCACACTGTTAACCGTATTCATGACCCTGCTTTCAAATAGATCGGCCAGTGCTTCCGGCGATCCGTTTTGCAAGGTTTCAAGATCATTGAAAATGATGGCTGACGCCAGCGGAGCCTTACCCTTCAGATGGCCCACAATCACGAAGGCTTTTCCTTCGTCGTCCCAGTAAGCATTGTATCTCTTCAGGCCAGCTTCCTTCAGGTGTTCCTTGATGTACAGCAGGCCCAACGCTATGCCTAGGTCCGGCTTGACGTTCCCGAAGTTCGTTTTCCACTCAAATACGTTTGACATTCAGTCATACTCTCACATTGTTAAGAAACGCAGGATTTCGATCGCTCCACATGGCCTTCTCAGGCGATAACGGGTATTCTGTTCGGTCCGCCCTCAGCACTTCAGCATTGACCATATATTTAGCCTGCATGCCGGGCTGTGCCACTGTACCGTTAGGCCGTCGCATTGGTTTGACCGCAATCAACGGCACTTCCACAGTTTCGGTGAAATGAGCATTCGGCAGATTCAGACGGTCACTGTAATCCGGCTGATTGTAATAATGAGGATCATCAACGGTTATGGATTGATAACCACTATACCAATCGAATACTTCTTTGTTACCCGGCAGGTGAAATTGTGCACCTTTGATTGCTTCAAACTGCCTGGTTTTTTGATACCAAGCATGCAGTTCCGGAAACTGGAAGCGATCCACAAGGTGACCGTTGGCCGGTACCCAACCGGGCGGGCACCATGCTGGGATTGCCATTGAGGGCAGCATGGCTTCGCCGCGTATCTGCATCAGCGATGAAGCATGACAAACCGCAGGCGCTGCAAACAGCGCACCCAAGCCAACAAGGAACTGCCTACGCTTGATCATCACGCACGCTCCCGTACCTGAGCAATGGATTCGTCAAGTGTCTCACGAACCGACTTGCCGCGCTTCTGCTGCCCTGGCTTGGCTTGGCCGGGAAGGCCGGGGGCGCTGATAGGAATACTTCCTGAAGCTTTGCGGGCAGCCTCAAGCTTATCCCTCTGCGCCTTCTTCTCGGTGGCCTCAGCGGCTGTTTTCTTGTCCTGTTCTGCCTTGGCCTGTGCGGCAAATGCCTTGGCACGCACGGCAGGATCCGCGAACACCGCCATGTCATAGGCTTTGTCCAAGTCAGCATTGCCGTTGGCCAGCGGCGGCACCATGGCAGGTTCGCCGTTGGGGCCGGGCTGAAGCATGCGCGCCATGGTCTGCCTGACATCGCCGAAAAACGGCTTGTCCTTGGCCCACATATCCAGCATTTCACTGGTCTTGGCCATGCTCTGCTGCTGCACGGTGCTGTAGAGCTGCTGCACGCCCTGGCCTACCGGGGCAACAATGGAATCTATATATGCCTTCACCGCAGGATCAAGCTGGCCTTGCTGCGGCTGCTGTTGTCCTGGCTGTTGCTGAAGGGGTTGCTGCTGTCCTGGGTTCTGCACCATGTGGGCAAGAAGCCTGACCGGATCAATATTGTAGCTCCGCGCCAATGCCGCGAACACACCCTCGGGAGGCTGGCCGTTCTTCATGGCCGTGGCTTCGCGGGTGAGAGCGTTCATCCAGTCAAAGAGCTGCTTGACGGCAGCGGCAGGCTTGATGTTGGAGCGCTGCAAGGCCGCCGTATAGGGCTGAAGAACCCCATCCAGTTCCTGATAACCCTGTTTCAGTTGCTCAACACCGGCCGCCATGTCGGTTTCACGCTTGGCAACCGCCGCCTGCACTGCCGGGGGCAGTTGCGCCCAAACGGCCTTGGCTTCCTTGGGCCACGCTTCCGGCGCGGCTACCTGCGGCTGTTGACCCTGCGGCTGTTGTGCGGGTTCTTCGGCGGGTTCTTCACCCTCACCCGGTTCGGGGGCCACGCCTTCCTGGCGCGCACGGCTCTGATACTTGCCCTTGTCATCCCGTGGGGCTTTTCTGGCCTTCTCGGCCGCACCTTCAAGCTGTTTGCGAAGCTTGCTGCGTCCACTTCCTGGGCCGTCGGGCTGAGCGGGTTCGGCTTCTGCCGGTTCTGCTGGTTCGGCCTCTGCACCGCCATCACCGCCTGCGGGCGGCGGCGCTGCGGGTTCCACGGCCGGTTCGGCACCGGCTTCGTTCTCGGGGGCGTAACAGGGCAGTGCACCAAAATCACGTAACAACATCACTGTAACTCCCGTGGTTTCACTCTATGTCTAATTGTCTTCCAAGAAACAGTCAATTGCTATTTGTTCCTGGCTTCGTACAACGCCTGTCTGATCTGTTCGCGGCGCTGCCCACGGTCCATCTGAATTGGCTTGCGCGGCCTGGGAAGCGCCTGAGCATCGTTACCATATTCAATACAGCCAGCGGCTTTGGTAGCGGCCCTGAATTCCTTTTTGCTTTCGTATGTCTTGCCGTTCGCGTGGTGCAGGGTTGGGTCCATGATATCTGAAATCACCCCCGGCGCATCACTGGTGTAATGCAGGGGTCTAGCCTTGCGCTTGTCAACCAACTTACCGTTACGATACACATAAGTGACCATTTTCAGTTCCTCAATCTGTTCCAACCACGCTCTTGAATTTGGTTTAGGGCGCTTACGCTTACGCCCACGCCTGATCCTGAACCTCACGCAGCCGGGTTCCTTGCTGGTTGCGGCGGTTCGGGCGGTTCCATGGCTTCCTTGTGAAGCTGCATGGCCTCAAACTGCATGCGCATCTTTTCCATGTTCACTTCCATCTGCCTCATGACCACTTCAAGCTGCTTGACTTTGATATCTGCGGCTGAGTTCTGCTGCTCAGTGGCTTGGTCAATATTGGCCCGCTGTGTCTCAGCCTGTGATTGCTGCTGTTCAGCCGCACTTTGCATTTGCGTTGATTTGATATCGGCCTGCGCCTTGAGAGCATCCGACTGCGCACGTATTTTACCCACCGCAAGATCGGATTGAGCCTTTTGCGCCTGTGCCTGAGCCTTGATTTGTTCGGGATTCTGCTGTTGTGACTGCTTCTGCTGCAATTGCTTGGCTTTGATCACCAGTTCGTCAACCAATTTCTCGATTGATCCTTCCAATGAACGGCCAACACGGTAGGAACGCACCGCGAACTGCAACATCTCACCCAAAAGCGGTATGGCCTCAGGCACCGCAGCACCCAATTGAGCCGATTCCCCGATATACTTGGTGACAGCTTGCACAAATTCGGTTCTGTCCTGCCGATCCTGCGCTTGATCGGGGAAAATGGTGCTGTCAACCTCAATATCGACCCTGAAGCCGCGCAACCGTTCGTCACGAAGCAGCCCAATGGCCTTGGCAATGCGCTGGAATGCCTGCAATTTCGCCATGACCTGCGGCGGCATGGGCGGTTGTGGTGGCATAACAAGGCCATTCAGCGCCGGGGGTGGCGCTGGCGGCTGACCGGGCACAGCGCCCGGCATTTGGCCCCTGAGGGGCACTACATTTGAGGGCGGTGGGGGTGCCCCCGGTACTGGCGGGGCCATGGGCGGCTGATTTTGGCCCATTGGCGGGGGTGGGGCACCCATAGGCCCCGGTTGAGGGGGTGGCGGCCCCTGCGGCGGCCGGAAAGCACCTGCCATAGGTGGCACGCCGCCCGTATTGGCACCCTGCGGGCCTTGCGGGGGCAATACCTGACTGAGATCGGGCATGTCGTCGGGGCCAAGGCCCTCGTCGTACAAAGCACCTGAGGCTTCAATCAGCGATTGGGGTGAAAAGTGTTGGCACATGATATCGGCCATGATCCTGACCGTATCACGGGCAAGCCGTGCCACTTCGTTCTGGCGTTCGGTGAGGCGGGTACCGGTAGAATTGGATTTCAGCCTGACGCCACCCAAGGTTTCGCGGGCATCGCTGGTACCCCGCATGATGTCGTTGATACCGGTCAGCCGATCCATATCCTCAAGCAGCTTGCTCTTGATCATCACAAGCTCGTTGAGCAAGCCAATGATGTCCTTGAGTGGCAGGAAGCTGATATTGCCCGCAACACCGCCCTCTTCGGCAAACGCCGCCCAGTCGTCCACCGGTATGAGTTCGTTCTCAACGGATTCCTGAAACATCCGCTGCACGTCCTTGGCTGCCGCGTTGTAAACGCCGGTAACCTTGGCCGCCTTGGTCAGCATTGAAATGCGCTGGGTCAGTTCGTCAATTTGAATGGCCTGATCCTCGTACTGAATGTAATCAGGAACCGGGATCAGCGTATTGTTGGTGGCGTTGGCATAAATAGGGGGCGGTGTGGGGAAGAAATGCTCAAGGTTCAGCGGATCGTCCTTGCGGTCGCACAAGTAGTCATAACCCATGGCCACCCAATAGACCTGCTGATCGTTCTTGTTCCAAATCTCATACACTTCACCCTTGTCCTGATCGGCAGCCTGCAACGCGGTGTTCTGGGTCTTCTCACCACGGTTGTCCTTGTTCAGTTGAATGGCTTTGCCGATCTTCTTGCCGAAGCGCTTGATCATTTGATCGCGCGACATATAGACGCGCTTGGCAATGGCCGTCACTTCGTCCCAAATACGGGCGCGCACCGGGAAGGTGATGAAATCATTCCACGGTATGTAGTCAACCGGGGTGCTCTCACGCACCACCCGGTCTTCCGTCTCCTCAAGCTTGATGGCTTCGGGGCTTTCCTCCTCGGGTTCCTCAGCTTCCTGTTCATTCAGGTGAGTGCGCCAACGGCCCTTGGCCGTGAGCGTGCGGTTGTCCTCTTCATCACCTTCACCGCCACCAATGCTGGCCCCTTCCGTGGGGTCTGAGGCAATATTGCCCTGGCTGTCACGCATATCTGATTGCGCTTCAACCGGCAGTGAAACGCCCTCGGCAATCTGCGGTTCGTAGCGCACCCACAACACGCCCTGGCCGGGGAGCAGGTAGTCACTCACCGCCTGCTTCATGGCCTGATCGTAGCCGCAAATCTCCACTTCATTTCTGAGGGCACGTTCAAGGATGGTGGCTGCCCAGCGGGCAACGGGATCCTTGTCGTTGAATTTGCGTTCGGCAATAGGCAGCGGTTCGCGGCCATATAGCGCAGGTTTGAGAATTTGCACATTGGACCACAGGGAGCTGTACCGGCGCGTGCCGTCCTCACCTATGACCTTCATACTCTCATTGCGGTACCGCTTGGTAATAGTTTCGCCGCGCTTGTAATAGCGCTTGACTTCTGAGTTATCCAAAACGGTCTGAATTTGATCCAGCCAATACTTGGCTAGGCGACGGCTGTCTGAACCGCCGTCAGGCCCCGCAAGTGAATCTAGTTCAATCATTCAATTGCTCAATGAAGCCTGATACGCATTGATTTTTTATCCTCACGCCGTTCGTTGGCTTCCCACATGTCGTCCATGGTCACGGTACAATCAAGCGGGTTGGTTGAGAACACCTTTGGTCGGTTCTCAATAGGTGTCACTTTGCGGCCTGAGACCATCTTGTCCAACACCTGACCAATGAGGCCAAGGGCATCCACTATGTCATCATTTTTACCGGCTGGGAAGGTCATCAGTTCCTTCTTGAATTCTGAAAACCACTTCTCATGAAATGGGCAATAAAGCCCATCCATGGCCATCCTGCCGCGAATTGACTGCGCACGGACAGACTTATCCCCCTTGGTCGGAAACTGCTTACGAGCAATATAAAGGCGGCGCTCACGCAGACGTTTAACAAGGAACGGCCCCACGCCGCTTTTGATCTGCCCTGTTTCCTCGGCCCAGCCAAGTGGTTTCCACTTCGCAATCAGGTTACATAATGCTTCCACCCATTTATCAGAGGCAGCCTGCTGACGCCAGAGGTCCAGCAGGAAGACCCGGCTGGCATGGTCAATACCCACGACAACATGCACAGTGTAATCGTTCTTGCCTTCGCTGACCGCATAATCACTGGCCCCATAAATATGCAAGCTGTCACGATCAGGCATTTTGCCGCCCGGCCACGGCTTCAACCAGTCCCCTTGGAAGAAATCGCCCGTATCAGGTGCCGGGCGCTGCTGGTAAAGAGCCGACCAAGTGCGCGGCTGTCGTTTGAAGGTGTTGAAATGATCGGGCGGAAAGTGTTCAGGCCAAATTCTCTCACCAATCTTACGGCCAAGAGGATCATCAGCCTTTTCGGCCTCAGCAGGTAGGCAAACCACATACCAATCATTGCCGTCACGACATTTAATCCAACCAGATTCGCGGTCATAATCCTCAGGAAGGATACGACCCAAAGGATCATCTTCATTCCAGTGGGTCATAATGCCAACTTCGAATGCGTTGGGCTTCTTACGTGTCAGAAGATCGTCCGTATAGGCGTTCCACAACTTGTTTCTTATCAATTCTGAATCTGCTTCCTCACGGCCCTTGATCAGATCGTCCCAAACAATGCCATCAGCGCGGTTACCGGTGATACCAGTATTGATACCGGCCGCCATCCATTCACTTCCATTGGTCAGCATCCATTCGTCCACTGCCGCAGACTCAGTTGACAATGTACAATCAAAAATACGCCGATAATTTGCCTGTTGAATGATGGAGCGAGCACGACGGCCAAACTTTTTGGGCAAGTCAGCACCATAACTAGCCAAAATTATAGAGGTTTTTGGAAATCTTCCCAGAAAGTGGGTGGGAAACACCACACTCGTATAAGTGCTTTTAGCTGTGCCGGGTGGCCATAGGCCAAGTAGCCTCTTTATTTGGCCATCTTCCACTTTTTGTAAACAGTCAAGCCAAAGTAAGTGGTGTGCACCAAACTTCTGCACCAGCGGAACAAATTTGTCCTGCTCAGTGTCATCATCAATGGACTGGTTCGTTTGGACCGTGGGGATCTCGATCGAGCTTGCGTAAGTCAACAGGTTGTTTCTTGCGCGCAGACGCTTGTCGTTCTCGTCCTGTAATATCTTCAACTCGTTTGAGAGCTTCCTTAATTCGCTGATTGAGCTCTGCCCCGCTAACTTCGCTAATTTTGCCATTGGCGTCCACATTCAGGTTGGTATTGGTCTGGTTCGGCTTGCCATAGGCGCGGTTGAGGATGAGATCGGCCGCTTGCAGCACGGCGGTATCGGCTGCGGTGGGGTCACCCAGCACTGCAAATGCCCGGTTCATGGCGGCGCTGGCAAATTTCCGCGCCAGCTCCTGAATATCACGATGTTCCCTGGCTACCGTCTCACGCAGGACAATCCGTGGGTGACGCGGGGGCTTCTGTTTCATGTAGCGTGACTTCCATTGTGCATAAGGGTGAACGCCGTCCAACTCACCAGTAACTGCTTTCTTGGCATGAGTAGTCCAAGTCTTCTTCAACCCTTCAAACTGACGTGCTGCGGCCTCAGGGGTTTTAGGCGGTGGGGGTGTTTTCCCCTTCTGTGCCTCAGACCTAGCCTGATGACATGGAAAGGCCGGGAAGATCCTCTTATCAAGCCGAGCGAGACTCAATGCATCGCCTTTCTTAGCCGTGTGAGGAGCGCAGGATCATCAAGATACGGCGTCAAGTCAAGATCCTTTGGCACCCGCTTGAGTTTTTCGTGTTCGTCAGCCTTGATATAGGGCTTGTAGGCGTCCTGATAAGGGGTCCACCTTAAGCCTGCCTGCATCACATTGCGGCGCTCGTACTCAGTGGCACCCTGGTGAGCATGAGAATACTTCCAGCCCAAGGCGTCAATAACGGCCTTCTCAAATGATTCGTGATCAATCAGGAACGGGCGCGGCCGGTACTGCCTGATATTGCCTTCATGCCGGTATTCCAAGCCTTCAGGCAGGTGACGGTCAATGTAAATAGTCTTGCCATCAGTGGAATACCCAGCCAAGTAAGGCAGATCGTAGCTATCGTCCACACCTTCATAGCGGTGCAGCAACCGTCTGACCTCGGGGTCTTTCAGAAGCCGAGTGCAAAGCGTGCTGCTGTGACTGCCAGCACAATCAGGGTGGCTATGGCCTGCCGACATTGTACGGCTTGCCCCTGTTGGAACCCACTTGGTGAGCGTTGGGGTGACCGCTGAGGCGGTAATTGCCCTTCTTGGCATGCGGTGGATGGCCGTAGCCATGGGCACCCTTGACGATTCCATGCTTGAACGGCTTGGCCAACGTGCCAACACCGTGCATGACCCCCGGTGTCTCAGGAACCGTAGGTGAAGCGTAGCCACCCAACGCAGGGCCTGGAATAGGGTTCTTACCCGCTATTTGCTTTTCGGGAACTGCAAGCGTTTGGCTGTAGAATTTCTTGGGCATTCTACTTGTGGCCTATTCGGTGAGCGCCACCATGACCTGAAGTGCGCAAACTACCGTGACGCTGATGATCGCCATGTCCGTAACCGTGAACGGACGACGAAGCTGGGGGCCGAAAACTGTGGGCTTTGCCACTATGGTGCATGTGCCCAAGCATTTCAGCCAAGTGTGCCCGCTTCGCCAGTGTCGGGTTGTCTGAGTGGGCCGCTTTTTCAAGTTTCTTGGTAGGTATCTTTTCACCTTCAGGGACATGCAATTCTCTATGCAAAGCACCGGGGTGCTTGATGGCCCCCTTGATCCAGTGCTTAGCCATCAGCGTTTTCCGAGCATATGTGCACCCCGGTGGCCCGAGAGGCGGTGGTGCCCACTTTTGTGAGTGCCTGGGAACGTATGGGCATTGCCCTGGGGCGGTGGCTTGAAGCTATGTGCAGCCTTCATGCCGTGACCCATGTGGTGTTCGGCAATGTCGGTGCGGCCTGCGCCTAGGCTCTTGCCATGGGGCTGCTTGGCATGGCCCTCGCTGTCCTGGCCAACCAAGTGAGTACCACGCTTCTCACTACCTACACCGGCTACCGGGGCACTGTGGTGTTCGTGACCGCTGCCCATGCCGGGTGACATGGCCCTCGCACCACCCTGTTCCTTGGCTTCGGTTTCAAAGCTGGTACCCACATGCCCCTTGGGGCCATCATGGATGCCAATTGACTTGCCGCGTGGCTGCTTGGCTTGGTGGCCGCCTTCGTATCTACCATACGGGGGCTTACCTTCACGGTTGAAACCGGGGTTCCCAGGAAAATGACCGCTACGGTCGTAGTTCTTTTCCTTCTTGGGCTTCGACTGCTTTGATTCTTTCATTGCTATTGCAACCGCTTGTTTGGGGTTGGTGACCACCGGCCCGTGTTTGGAACCGCTATGCAATTCGTGTTCACCAAATTTGTGCATCTCAGTTTTAACAACCTTTGCCTTCTGGGCTTTGGTTCGTGTCGGGCCTACGGGCATGGTCTTGCTCCGGTTCTGGCGTGTGGTAGTGACAATCTCACTGAAATTTGGGTTCGGGGATGCCATGGTTCTAGCTTCTAGTGCATCCTGCTGTCTTATTCAAGCGGCCTTGTTGATCCCCACCGGGCTATTGTCGTTCGATGTCGGGTCTAGGTCGCGGTTGAGAAGATAGGGATAGCTCGCGTTGTAGGTGCCCAACGAATACCAAATTGGGAAATAACCATTGCCCTCTGTCGTTGTCGCACCATAGGCGTCCGTGCAAGCCATCATCCAATTGCTGCAAGGCACGGTGTTGCCGTTTCCGGCCGTCGCGCCGCTCCCGATGAAGGTATAGACTGACGGAAGCCCCATATACTGATTGTTCGCGTAGGTCTGGAAGAACGCAGCCTCGGCATTGCCCCATGCTTGACTGCTATCGACCGCAATGATGAAGCCGTTGCCGTGAACGGTGTTTCCAGAATTGGTCGTCACGGCCTCCGTCACCAAGCCGGTGCTGGTGACGGTGCCAACCGGACAACTCGTTATGGAGAACGTGAACGCGGTTGCGTCAGGCGTGCCCGTCGAGGCCACCTGCCACACGCCATTATACGCGGACGGCACGGCATCCAGAATGTAAACATAGTCGTTGGTCGAAAAGTAATTGGTGTTGCCCTTGGTGTCGGCCGTCACGACGCCACCAGTGCAGGATAGCGAATAGATTGGGAAAGGATTGCTGATCGTCTCACCCGTTCCGCCCTCATAATTTATTAGGAACTTTCTAGAGAACGCGGGAATCGAATAAGACGGCGCTCCGCAGAAAGATTGCGATGGGGTTGAGAATCCGCCAGTGCCAAGCAATATCGCAAGACATGGATCGGCAAACTGCGTAAAGGCATAGACGGAATTGCCTGAAACGCACGTCGATGGCGTCGCGCATTGCGAGGCGTCCGCAACAATGCCGTTGGTCACCCAGCTTTGCAGATCATTTTGCGCCTGTGTGGAATTGCTGCCGTAAGTGACCGCATCGTAAACCCATTGATTCGCACAGCCAACACTGCCCTGATCGCCGCTGCTGGGAGAGGGGCATGTGCCGGTCGTCAGATAGGATGATGTGAACGCGCTGCTCGGCCCCGTATAAGTCGCGATGGCAAAATAATCGAACATCACAATCGGCGCACCAGCGCCTGTTGGCATGGCGGGCCAACAGCCGGAATAGGCAATGCCGTCTCCGGTGATCCTTTCGAAGTTTGGCCCATTTAATACGCCGTAATTACCGTGGCCGGCGAGAATATATTTGATGTTACTGGCACCCGCATTATTCTTGATGTCCTGAATGACAAGTTCAGCGTGCAGCGTCGAGTAGGTGTTGATGTCGGTGGCGACCGGGCTTGAACTGGTCCCGCATCCCGTATTGGGATTGCTGCCCGGCAACTGGCTCAGATAGGCAAACCATAGGCCGTCAGAGTTTCCCGCCGTGTTCCATGTTTCGTTGGCATCTTCCACCAGCAACGTGCATTTCGGGCATCCAGAAGTCAGCCCGGTAAAACCGTTGGCCCCATTCAAAATAGTTTTTATCATATTGACTGGGTAATCGGATGCCGTCGTGTAATCGGGGTCGCTGGGTATCAGACCCATGTGCGGAATGTTGACCCACATATTGATCGGATAGGTGGGGTTCATCGCGTTGAGTTCGTTTATCAACTGCGTCTGCAATTCGAGCGGCACCGGGGCGTCTGTGGCAACCCCCGTTGTCGAATTGCAATCCACCCACGCGCCATAGATCAGATTTCCGCTGCCGTCAGTTTCTCCCGCAGCGTTCTTGTTGAAGCAAAATTTGTAGTATTGCCCGGCCGTCAGATTGAAGAAGTACGAGAAGTTGACCGCACCGCTTTGCTGGATGAGTGGATAGGCCGTGCGGTCGTTGCCACTCCCGGCCTGTAGTGTCAACCCCTCTACGGCATACGCGCAGTTATCGTTACCCGTCGTGCAAGTGCCGGCACCGCACGTCGTTGTGCTGTTGCAGAGAGTGCAAGGCGGTCCAGCACACATTGATGTCGTCGTAAAGCTGAAACGAAAGCACGATGTATCTGTGCCGCAATAGGCGTCAGAGCCGGCATTCCCCACGCTGATACCAGAGGCGTAATATAAATTCAGAACGGTTGCATTGCTAGCCACTACATAGCCCAACTCGATTGTGTCCCCGGCATTGAAACCATGTGGCGATGACCCGGAATTCGTTTCTATCTGCACTATGCCGGCTGTGGGCACGGTGATTTGAGTTATGGTTTGCGCATAATTTCCACCATGCTGCGTCGCCACGGTGGAACTTGTTCCAAGCCTGAACCTGGCAATCTCGCCGTGTTTCATCGACGACGGCGTGCCGCTAGCGGCAGAAAGCGTGTATTGGTTTGTTCCCGACGTGACCGTGTAGGGCGGATAGGTCGTCACCGGCCCAAACACGCCAGCATAGCCAACTTCATTATATGGTGTCGGCCGGTTCTCGAAGCGCATCTCGGTCGAACTGACGGCGCCATTCCAGTTCATGAACCGGATAGCGCCGGGATCGAGCGTTACGATTGGCTGCTTGTAGCCCGCACGAAACCAATTGCCAGAGGCCCAATCGGACACGTCCTGACTCTCGTAGATCGCCAAGGCGTTGATGTACGCGCCGGTATTGCTCGGATCGTTGGTCGTGAACTTGCCCTGAAAATTTATCGTGGCAACCGGGATGCCAGAGGACTGAAAAGCGATGCACCAGCCATTGCCATTGTCGGTGATGGCCCACCCGCTTGCGCTCGTTGTGCCGCCAGCGGGTATCGTGCCGTGGCCCGATGCAGCCGTGCAATCGTCCTGGCTCCAGTTGACCGTCCCGGTCGCGCGCTTGCCACAGGCATTGCCACTACTTGGCGCAAGAATGGTGAACAGAGCGCCGGAAACGGCCGCCGTCCAAGAAAGCGTCCCCGAACCTCTACCTTGCAGGCAAAAATACTGGCCCGAGTTGCCGCCGAAATTCCCCGACGACGGCAGAGAGATATTGAACTGATCGACTTGGCACGACGACGAGCAAGAAGTGGTCGGATAGCCAGTCGCGTCAAGGATCGAGGAATTCCAGTAATTCGTTCCGCTGTTATAGCTCCCGCTCGCCGGCGAAAGCGTGCTTCGACCTTCTTGGATAAAGTTGATGAAGGCATAATCCGTGATGTTCTGGACGAAGTTGGTATTGATGATGGCGCGCTTGGAAATAAAACCTGGAACATAAAAGTTCTGGGCATATACTCCGGTGCTAATGGTGGTGCAAATGCCAAATAGAAGTAAAAGAGCCAGGATGCGCCGCATTTAATGCACCCGGCGCCGCAAGTCCTCGATCTCCGACTTCATCTTTTGTCTGTCTGCCACCAGATAGGCAATAATGCAACGATCTTCATAACTCTTGAGTTTGCCATCCTGATAAACTGCGCAACGCGGGTCCATCTTCTCGACATCATCCGCGATCAGGCCGACGTGGACCCCATTGCCATATTCGGCTTTATAATCCCATACGGGAGCGCCGATGCGAAGTTTGTCTAAGGCATCGGAGGCAGCGCTGGGTGTCACGTCGCCAATAATTGTTTTGGCATACATCGCCGACACTGTGCAGGTCGTATCTTCGCTTACAATATTGCCGGAACTGTTCCAGCATAGGTAAGCTGTTCCGATCGCGGCCGATCCCAGATTGACCATTTGGATGGTTCCGGCCGTCCCTCCCGCCGTCGTGCCCGCCGTGATGACGACGTTTCCGCCGTTCCCCGTGCCAGCACTTGCATTGCCGGCGGTCAAAAGAAGATTTCCTGCGGACGCGCTCGAACCACTTGAAGAACTGCCCGGTTTAACTGTCAAATCACCAGCCTTGGTTGTTCCGCTGGAGACATTTGCTGTATTGATCGTTAGGCCGTTGGTTGCCACATTCTCCGAAATGCTGGTGCCGGACATATTGATGGAGCCCCCAGACGTGATCTGAAATTCAGTCACTCCAGCAACTTTTACGTCCAAAAGATTTCCAGCAAACCCGCTCACCGCATTAACACCAAAGGTGGTTCCAGAGGTGCTCCACGATGTACCCGCCGCGGTGCCGCTGGGTGAAACGAGCAGTTGCGGTAGGTCGGTCGCATTGCTGCCGCCAGTATAAGCTGAACCTTGGACCTGCAAGCCCGGAGTGGACGCCGCACCATTCGCGGAAGTGACCACTGCGGTTTTCAAGGCTACCGTAGAACCGAACGTGCTGGTATCTGGAAGCGTTACCGTTCCGGTAAATGTCGGAGAAGCCAAAGGCGCCAAAGCCGTCAACGCCGTCCCGCTGTCTTGCACCCCCGTCGTCGTATTCGCCATCGTGACGACATCGCCGGAGGTGTTGCCCGTCGCGGTGCCGAACAGAGCATTTCCAGTGCCGCCGAGCAGCGTCCATCCCGTCGTGCCGTTGGTGTTGGAATAAAGCGTACCGTTGTCGCTGCGCAAATACAGCGAACCTTCGGCCTGGCTCGAAGTCGGCGCCCCGGTGCCGAAAAATACGCCGAAATGGGCCGTTGAACTGAACAGATAACCGATATCCTGAGTACCACCGGACGGCACGGCTGTTCCAGACTCAATAGTGGCATTTCCGGTGACAGATGGGCTGGCCGTGCTGCTGATAACGCCAGCGGCCGAAACGGTGGCCAATCCCAGCGTCGCTGAACCACCGTTGATAATAAGGTCGCTTGTGTTGAACGTCTTGGCCGCAGTGATCGCCTGGGCGGTGCCCAGCACGTCCACCGTGTCGGTCGCTGCAGGAAAGGTCATTACATAAGTCGAGGCAGCAGCAGGTGCCTCAAGTGTCATTGCACCTGACGAGGAACCTTTCAGCAGAAAATCACCATTGGTGAACGTCTGCGCAGCAGTCCAAGTTTGCGCATTGCCAAGATTGAGTTTCGCCGTGACCGCGCCAGTCCAAGGACCGCTGCCAGTGCCGGCGATGGTTAAGCTGGTATCGGCGGAAGCGTTGCCGAGAGAAGCCACGCCGGACGAACTTCCCGACACGTAAGGCAACGCCCACCAATTGCTCACACCGTCCGCAACATATTTCCTGCAAGGAAAGTCCGGCTGCGTTCCGGTCGTAAGCGAGTCCGTCGTGTTGCCCAGTCCGCCGATGGTATCGGAGCCGGAAGCCGTCACGGTCTGAGCGTGCGTGCCTATATTGCACGTATCAAAATAAAATCCTGCCCCGGCAGTGGCGGCAGCGGGCAGCGTCGGCGTCTGATCGCTCGCGCTGTTGTAGTTTACGAGTGCCCCGCCGTCGGTCGTGGCGTAATTTCCGGTGGTGCGGATCGTCTTTGGCAATTCCTGCGTTGACAGCGTGCAATTGATTGATGTGGTGCTGGTGCAAGTGCCGGTATTCGCCCCGCCGCCTGTCGTGGCGATGGTGACGCTGGTGACGGTGCCGGAACCGCCGCCACCCCCACCACCATTGACAACACCAACATAGCCATCCTGAGCCTGTGCAAGCCCAAGTCCAAAATGAAATAACAGTGCAGCTAAGAGAAGGACTTTCCTCATTGGGCATTGCCCTGAATAAGGCGGATTGTCGTTGTACTGGTTGATGTGATGGCCGCAAAGTACCAACCGGCACCCACCCCAGCCAACCCCGGCACCGTAAGCAGTTCAAATGAATTCCCTGGGATTGAATAGCTGTCAGTGACCGTCGTGGTGGCTGCGGTAGTTGAAAGCTGACCAATTTTGAAGAATGCTTCCTGCGAAGTGATGTTCATAATTATGAGAGAAGAACCGCAGGTAGAAAGCTGAACATTCGAACTGGTGCCACTGACTGCAATTGAATTGGGGGTGCAAGGTGAAATGCCACGAGGGGCACCGGTTTGAGCAAGCAATGACGGCGGCGCGCAAAGTATGAGCAACAGCACCGCCAAAGCAAAAAATCTTTTCATGTGTAACCCTCAGCCTGCAACGCTTGAGACGTTACGCCTTACTCGGAAGCACTTTTATATCTGTAGCGTACAGCCCCTTGGGGCCTTTGACCGCCGTGAAACTGACTGCGGTGCCATCGTTGAGAGCCACAATGCCTGACTTGCGAAGTTCCTTGACGTGAACAAAAATATCTGAAGCACCATCCGGGTATTCAA